TTTTATTAGTTTACTCTGTTCAAATGTTGTATACTATTATCTTGTGTGCTTATTGTCCACAGTCCGTGATGCGTACATGCGTTGCGACTGTTGGCTGTTGCGTTTATTACTTTTCACTTGCTTCGTTCTTTTTCTCTTTCGCCGTAGTTTTCGATATTTCCTGTCGAAGTTTATTGACACTTTTGCTATTAGACCGCTTTGTGAGTCCTCAACTTACAGAACAGTTTTTAGCACTATGCCGTTCTCAGCCACTACTCCACATACCGCCCACTCTCATGGCGTATCGGCGGGCGTTCGTACTTCTAGTTCTCGTTTCGCTGATCGATTTGCTCATTGTCTTGGTCTCACAACTTATTTTGTTCAGTTGTCAAACAGTGATCGTCGCAATAATCGTGCTGGTTCACGCACGTATTATTGGTCAAAAGATATCCACGTCCCCGTGGTGCGCGATAGTGTACTTCCTGATTCAATTCGTGTAATAGTAGATGTTGACTATTACATGGATATGCCTAATGAAATTCTTTCTAGTTTTGGTCCATACTTACTATACACCCTCGTTCCTGAGAGTGCTTCTAAGACCACTAAAGAATATTCATATACGTTTAATGCTGATTCCTCAGTTTATTACACGGTTTCTGGTTCAGGTGCGTACACTCATATGTTGTGGGATTATGGCTCTGATAGTCTCCTTATTCAAAAGAAACTTTTCGGTATTATATATTCTAGCGCTGTTTACTCAGTTGATCGTCGTTGTGTAGACAAAGATCATCAACTTATTTTACTTACACCTATTCGTAAATGGCGTTGGTATACTGCCTGGCTGACCATGTATTTAGATGGCTCTCCATTAGTTCGGTTTAATCCGATTGTTAGAAATGGTGAGCATGTATTTGCTCGTTTCGCCGTGCAGACTGCCGATAAACATAAAATCACAATCTCTCGTGTTGGTTCCCATGCTTCTGCAAATATTTTGAAAACCCATGATGATGTCTTAATGGCATTGTCTCGTGTGCAGAAAACTGGTATTACCGTTCCGAGTATTCAAGCTATAGTAGATGATAAAGACACTGCTATAGTTCTTTTGGATTATTATATCCATATTAAAGAGGTTAAAACCACTCCTGTGGTTTTTCCTGTTGAATATTCCGTTCGTCAATTCCAATTTAAACCTAGAGATTATTTTCCGGTTCCTCCTGCAATGGTTGGGTTTATGTCCCCCTTGGTTCATGAAGGCTTTGTGCCTGATGACATCATTGCGAATGAACAACAGTCAATTCAAGGTCGTGTTCTCGATGTTAAGAGTGACGCCGTTATGGTGCCCTTCATTGAGAAATGTATGGATGAATGGTTAGTCTTGTTCGCCAAAGGTAAGGAGCATACTCTTTATCCTGTTGATCAAGATTTACTGTTCGCCAGACAGACGACCCCAACTCAACGCCATATTCTTTCTCAAGCTGGTATAGTTGAAGATAAATCCTTATCAACTTTTATTAAGAAAGAATCATATGCCAAGGTTACTGATCCTCGAAATATTACTACTTTTGGTCCCAACAAGAAGTATGTGTCTGCATTGTATAATTATGCATTGACCGCCTTTATTGTTGAGAACCATTCGGATTGGTATGCCTTTGGCCTTACACCCAACCTTATCGCTGAACGTGTTAGTTCTCTTTGTCAACACGCTCTTTCACATTGTGATTGTGGTGATTATAAACGTTATGATGGCACTGTTAGTGCTGTCAGTCGTGAGTTTGAAATGCGCGTTGACACCACCATGTTCGCCAAACAATATATTGCTGCCGTTGTTGATATTGACAACGACGCCCATCATAATACTTGTGTTGGTCGCCATGGTACAAAATATTCGCAAGGTTTCAGTCGTGCTTCAGGTCACGCCGAAACTGCTGTAAAGAACACACTTAATTGCCACTTCCAAGCTTATTGTGGGCGTAGGTCCAACTACCCCAATGAAACTCCTTTTGAGTCTTGGCATAATCTGGGTATTTTTGGTGGCGATGATTCTTTAACTTGTGATATTGATCCGATTATCATGGTTAAAGTTGCAAAGATGTTTGGTTCGGATTTTGAATCAAATGTAATACAACGTGGTTCTAGTGGTGTCAATTTCTTGTCTAGATATTTCGGGCCCAATGTTTGGTTTGGTTGCCCTGATAGTATGTGTGATTTACCTCGACAATTGTCTAAATTACATTTGACTATCAATCTTGGCATCAACGTCACCCCTATTATCAAATTTGAACAGAAAATGCGTAGTTTTTGGTTAACTGACAGAAACACGCCTATTATTGGAGCCCTTGCCCGAAAAGCAGCACAATTCATTCCTGCAGTATCTGCTGGTTGTGATTACCAAGCTTCAACCATGTCTTGGTGGTCAAATTATACTGAAGATGTCCAGTTCCCGAATAACAATGAGGGTGATTGGATGTCTGATTTAGCCCGGTTTGTAGCGCCCAATTTAGATTACGCTATTTTTGCTACTTGGCTTTCCGCAGTTACTAAATCAACAGATTTACTTTCACCTCCGTTGTTACAACAACCTAAACCAGCTGTTTCAAAGTTGGCAGTTGTTGTTGATGATGAGGTGGTTGCTGTTCATTCTGCACCACACTACGTTGTTAGTGTGTTTAAATCTGGTCATGTTAAATATCAACGGAGGCCTCCCAATATTAAACCTGGAAAAGCTGTCGTTGATCCTCATGACACTAGCGATCTTGATGCTGGTGTTATTTCTGATGACAATCAACCACACACTCCAAATTATTCCGCGGTCGGTGGTGGAGCATACTCCCCCGACTCCCCAGTAC